CTTGCGTGGCTCTCCGCAGACCAAGCTTCTTGCACAGGCTTACGTGTCTTATTCGCAACTGCATGCGAGCACTGCTGCCAAGATCGCTGAACTTGAGAAGCAACTCGCTGCCCACACAGCTAAAACCCCATCTGTCCCGAAGCCTATTCCTGCCGGTCAAGGGTCCGTTGAAGATACCGTTCCATTCTCCATCGACGATTAACTTGGCACGCTCTCTGCAATAAACATCTCAGAGTAAGTAACTTACGAGTCTCTCGTAAGTCTGCAATAGCCACCTATGGTGAGCGTTGCGGTGAACCTCGCAGTTCAACCGTAGCCTTTCCGTCGGTGGCTTTTCTTTTGCACCGGCGGAGCAAAACAAAACTTATATGCCTTCAGTTATTGGAATCACTCCGCCCACGAACGTTACCTATTCTGTGCAGGATGCAAACGCTTTTACGCGTATGCCCGTGCAGATGGCCGCTCAGGAACTCAACGCTTACGAATACTCCTCTGTTTGGGGTAATCAATTCGGAAGCATGCGCTGGAAGCAGAACAATGGCGACATTGTCGTTGGCATCATGCCTCAGCGTTCGCCTATCACTTCGCAGACTCATCGGCCGAATAACATCACCGAGCAAGCGAAGATCAACACGTACCGCAATCGCGAACTGCAGAACCAAGCTCGTGTCAAGCGGCACAAGTACATGTCGCAGCAGATCAACTGGATTCCTGACTTCCGTGACTTCCGGAAGAATGTGATGTTCCAGATGACTGACATCGCTCATCAAATTTCTGTGTCGAATGACTTCTTCATTCGTGATCAGGGTCTGCACCTCGCGCGTCATGCGTACCATGTTGGCCGTGGCTCGTCTACCGACAGCGCCTACGATGAGTCTGTGCCGTTCGGTGATCCTACCGATCCGTCCGCGAATGTGAAGGATGCTAGCTGGGTCGCTGCTCGTATTCAGGAACTCGGACCTACGACTCTTGACTTCCGCACCATCTGCGCTATCCGTGACCTTGCCTGCAACGATATCGGCATGGCGCCCATGGAAGGCTGGAAGAAGGGCAATCCTCGCGACAACGAAGTTGCTAAGGGTAAGTATGTCCTGATCGGTGCTTCCGAACTCTGGACTCGCCTTACCTACGATACCACGGTCAACAACGTCAAGCCGTTGGCCATGGACATCATCAACTCGCGCTTCAAGGGCACGATCTCTGACAACATCATCTTCCGTCATGATCCGCTCCCGTTGCGCTTCAAGGAAGACGGTACGTTGCCTGACATCCAGATCGAGCAGGAGTACAACGATGCGAACTACTCCGGTGACAAGGGCTACATCACCCGCTTCCATCCGGACTACCGTAAGGCTCCGGTTGGCGTTGCGTTCTTGATCGGCTATAATCCTATCGAGACCATCGACGTTGGACCTCCGCCTTCTGAGTTCACTGGTAAGGGAATGTCCTTGAACAAGTACAATGCCCTTAACTGGAACGGTCAGGTTCAGGCTACGCGTAACTTCCTCGTGAAGGACTCCGACGGTAACCTCGAAGCCAACACTTGGGATGAGCACATTAAGCTCATCGCCTCCACTGTTCACGGCGTTATGCCTGTGAATCCGTTTAATATCTTGCCGATCTTCTATAAGCGTGGTACGTCTGAGGCTCTGGCTTGGTAATCTGATACTCTAACTTAACCAATAATTCCATGAAGAAGTTTCTTGTACTGCTTGTTGCACTGTTCCTGTCAGTCACTGCCTTTGCGCAGAACATTGTTAGTGGTAATCTGACTGCCACTAACAACGTCATCTCCACCGATCCCGGCCAGTTGGTCTATCTCCAACTGACTGACACGTCCGGATCTGCTAACACGTTCATCGTCTATGATTCCGATACGGCGACTACGACGAATCGAGTTAAGCCTGCGTTCTACAAGCGCACCTTCTATACGACGAACGAAGTTGTCACGTACACCAATCCTCTCGGACGCTCTGAGTCTGTGACAAATGTTGTGCGTGCTTCTGTTCTTGCACTCGTTGCCGCGTCCACGAACGAGATGAAGCGAGTCTATACCGTTACCGTTCCTGCGAACTCTACGGTTGTATTCGAGCCGGTCGATCCTGTAGGCTATACGTTCGGTTATACGATTAAGGCCCTCGGCACTGGATCGTATAACACGACCTATCTGCCGATGCAGTAAGGCGACTAAACATGAGGGCATACATCGTATGCCCTCTTTTTAGTTTCCTAACTTCAATTAATCAGATATGACACCTAAGTACTTTGTTGAACAGATTCGCAAGTTGGCTGCTCGCCTAACGAACGTTGAGGCTCGTGTGCCTGCCGGGAAGATTAAAGTGTTGTTTAATCCGTCCGACACTATTGCGGCCGGTGCTTATGCACTTGAAACTGTTACTGTTCCCGGCGTTGTCCCCGGAGACGCTGTTGCTATATCATACTATACCAGCGCCGCAGAACCTCTTATCGCTTCTGGTGCTGTCCCTTCCGCGAATACTGTACGCGTATGGATCTATAACGCACATGCTACGAATGGCGTAACCATGGCTGGCGACTGGTATGTCCACGTAATCAAATAACCAATGAACGATCCGATTTCCGCTGCCCAGCAACTCGGTTCGTCAGAAGCCAGCATTCAAGTCTGGTTTCTAATTCTTCTGGGTATCGCTGCTGCAATCTGGGCTGTCAAGTCGTTCCGTGAAGAATCCTCAGGTTTGCGTGCGGACCTGAAAGAACAGTCCCGTGCGCGTGAAGAGTCTCTCGCGCAGCTTATCAAATGTGTAGATCATAATACCGCTGCTCTACAAGAGAACAAAGAGGTATTGGTATCTACACGTTACCAGCTTAAACGCAATCAAGAAACGTTGGAAAAGTTTACTTCATGAGCATAGGAGACGAAAATAAAGACGAGACGAAATCTTCCGGTTTCCGTCTCTTTAACCGTTTTGACATAAGCATTCGTGCAATCATCGCACTCCTCATAGTGGGTACGGTTTGTGCAATGTCTTTGTTCGAAATCAAGGTAGAAGAGCCTCTGTATTCCGCAATACTTATGGCTCTTGGCTTGTACTTCGGTACCAAGAAATGAGTGCGAACGACACAAACTACGAACTGCTCCAGATAAGAGAAGCTTTGGCTAACTTGCCATCGCTTCTCTCTTCTGCTATCTCGACTACCTCTGGTACGTTCCAAGTCTACATGGCCGCAGGATGGTCTCCTGTGCTTGGCCTTGCTGACGATGGAACATACTACTACATTCAAGTCAAAGATTGGGTTGGCGGTACAGGCACGATGCCTTTGGTTGGACAGTACCTTTCTACGTCTGGCTGGACTAACAACATCGCTTCTGCTTCTCGTATTGCTATCGTTGGCGGAGGCATTCCGGACGGTGACAAGGGAGATATTGTTGTCAGTTCTGGTGGTTCTGTCTGGACTATCGAAGCTCGTGCAGTTACCGCTGCTAAGTTGTTTGAGGTAGGAGCTAATAAGTTCCTAGGTAATCATTCAGGTTCTGCTGGCGACGTTCAGGAGATTGGTCTTGGTGGAGGCTTAGAATTTCACGGCGGTAGCGTGCGACGCGCTGCACTTACCGGTGATGTCACTGCATCTGCCGGAAGTAATTCTACAACCATTGCTCCTGCGGCCGATCCTGCTTGGATAACTTCACTTGCGCTAAATAAGCTTACTCAGTCAGGCGCCACGACTGGACAGGTAGCGCAATGGAACGGGGCGGAGTGGGTTCCGGCCACGGCATCCGCGGGAAAGGTTGTCGGCTTTTGGGCAGCCACATCAACTACCGTCGTCGCGTCCACGGTGTCGATTCCAGTCGACGACACGATCCCGCAGAACACCGAGGGCGCTGAGTTAATGTCTGTTTCTGTCACCCCAACGAGCGCCTCCAACAAACTGAAGATCACGTTTGACGGCTGGTTCACGACCAACGCCACGCCGGCAACGGTCACGTTCGCCGCTTTCGTTGGATCCGGAGCCAACGCGGTCGCCGCTGGTCAGCATACCGTTTCGGCAGTGAACAGCCATCAACGGCAATGTTTTGTCTGGTACGTGGACAGCTTCAGCGGAACCCAAACCGTCTCCATCCGCGGCGGGCAGAACGGCGCAAACACTTTCAGATTCTTGGCCCTTGGAGCCGGATTGACGGTCTATTACAGCACGACCGACCCAGCGGTCCTAATCGTCGAGGAGGTAACACCGTGACAATTGAATCTGCATTGGCCGCGCTGCGCCCTGGCGCACGGTGGACAATTCGCGGCGGGTCTTACGACGCCATCGAATGGCTGGACGATTTGACCATTCCAACGCCTGCGGAGGTTGAGGCGAAGATGGCGGAGGCAGAGCCGAAACAAGTCCCTGCCGAGGTCCCCACATGGGCGCTCCGCGAGGTCTGCATGATCCGTGGGCACACCGCCGCAATCGAATCCGCGCTGGCTAACCTGTCGGAACCGCAACGAACGATTGCCAACAACCGTTGGAGCCACAAGCCGACCATTTCTCGATCGTCCAGCCTGATCACCGCGATGCAGGCGATCCTTGGCTGGTCATCTGATTACGTCGACGAATTGTTTTTTGCAGCAGATCTGCTAGATAAGCCATAAGATCTCGTACAAGATCTCTGGTCCGACCGCATTATACATCAGTAAACCCCTTTAATGCCAATGACTATAAGCACATCAACACCGCACGCTGTACATAAAACTTTATTGCGTATTATAGCACGCATTGCGAATTTGGAAGCACGCACACCGTCAGTAAATGTAGCCACCTCGCAAGCTAACAATCGCAGTCACAACATTTAGAAATTATTTATGTTCTATTTACTAAGAAAGAAATTGGATCGTTTGGCTAGGCAGGTTGATCTTATTCAACCTAACATTGCCGGACCTATTGGTGCCGTTGAGGAATCCATTGCAGCAGTTTCGCAAGAATTGTTGTCTCGTTACCGTCCCGGAATCTCTCAACAAGTTAGCGCTAACCCGCCGGTTGTGAGCTTCAGCCTGACCAGCACGATTCCTTCCGCTGTTACGATTGGTCCTGGCGATCCTGGTATCAAGGTGTTGAACAACACCGCCAAGATCGTGAGTAGCCGTTTGCAGCAACGGTTGTATGGAATTACGAACGATGGTTTTGCGAGTTCCATCTTTGATAACAACCTGCATGCATGGTCTGTCGAGTTCGCGACCACCTCAGAGGATGTTGAGCTTGAGCTTCTGGGACGCCTGCACGGATTCAGGGTTCGTGTCAATGACGAACTTCTTTCCCCGTTGGGCTTTTACAACGAGGGCATGACCTATGGCATTTCGGATTCCGGCGGCGTCGCCTTCTCACGGTTGCGATTTGGCGCGCGATCATCCCCTCAAGAACCTACGTGGGGCACGACATATCTGCGGACTACGCAGGATGGGACTATTCGGTGGCAGGCTTCGGACATCACAACGTCCACTTATGCCTTGAATGAATCCACATGGACTGGAGCGTCTGGAACGACCCCGCCGACTGGATGGAGTCAGTTTGGCAGCCCGACCTTTAGCGTTGGCACCCACGACTCTGTAACGACCGCGCTGAGGATCATCACGACTGCGACCACCCAAAATTTGCGGCGTACTGCTATTGTCACAATAGGCCAGAATTACGTGCTTAAGTTTCGGGCAAAGGTGATCTCTGGCACCTTTACTTGGTTGTGTTCGACTAGCTTGTTTACAGCCAATGCCACCAATTGCCGACTTTGGACTACACATTACATTCCGTTTACCGCGGCGGCTACCGAGGTCTATCTCAACAACAACGGAGCGGCCGGGGAAATCTGGATTGATGACGTTCAGATCTATGACGTGAGCGCAGCGCCAGCCGTCACTGGCTGGGCGGCAAACACGACGTACAGAAAGGGCGATAAAGTAAG